AGTTGTTGTAACAGTTCCAGTTACAAGTACAGTAACTGCAACTACCGCTGGCCCACAAGGGCCGGCTGGTGCGGGATATTTGCATCAACAAACATCATCTTCTACCACATGGACTATCAACCACAACCTGGGATTTCGGCCCGCTGTAGAACTGTTTGATTCAGGCAGCCAAGAAATCGAAGGCGACGTTTCTCATCCGTCCATAAACCAAGCTATAATTACCGTGAATCCCGCCACCACTGGTTCTGCGAGGCTGACTTGACATGGCTAAGAAGCTCTTTACCGACCTTGATTTCCAGTCGGTCTCTAAGGTCATTAACCTGCCTACGCCTAGCGCCAGCGGTGATGCGGCGAGCAAGTCCTATGTGGACTCGTTGGTTGAGGGCCTGGCGTGGAAAGACTCCTGCCGTGTGGCCAGCCAGTCCAACTTGAACTTGGCTTCCCCTGGCGCCACCATCGACGGCATTTCGATGGTTAGCCAGGATCGGGTGCTGGTTCGGTCTCAAAGCACAACATCAGAAAACGGGATTTATGTCTGGAACGGCGCCAGCACGGCGATGACCCGATCGCTGGATGCGAGTACATTTGCCGAGCTTGAACAAGCTGTCACTACGGTCGAGGAAGGCACCAGCGCGGCCACTACCTACCGCCAAGACCAGATTAACGGCACAATCGACAGCAGTTCCATTAGCTGGGTGACTTTTGGCACGGCAGCACCAGCCGCCAGTGAGACCACCGCTGGCATTGCCGAGATTGCCACCCAAGCCGAAGTCAACACCGGCACCGATGATCTGCGAATTGTCACCCCGTTGAAGCTGGCCACCTGGAGCGGCAGGATTAAGAAGTACGCCACAAGCATCGGTGACGGCAGCGCCACGTCATATACCGTGACCCATAACCTCGCGTCTCTTGACGTGGCAGTGACGGTTTTCAACAACAGCACGGGCGACGAAGTGATCACTGACGTGACCCACGCCACCACCAACACATTGACCATTGTGTTCGCATCGGCTCCAGCATCTAATGCTTACCGCGTGGTGGTGGTTGGCTGATGAGCAAAAACTTTTTAACGCCTATCGTTCTTCCGGCGGGTACGGCTTCAAATGCGCCGCTTACGCTTCAGTCAGGCACCAATTTGACAACAGCAGCCGCTGGGGCGGTGGAATACGACGGCAAAGTGCTTTATAGCACGCCAGTTGCGCGAGGTGTTTCACCGTCAATGATGTTTTACAGGCTAAATGCAGGTCTAGCAGGAGCAAACAATACTACAGATCAAAAGATTTTTGGCGTTGGAGTGACTTTGCAAGCCAGCACAGTTTATGCCTTTCAATACACATTTACGGTAACAAAAACCGCAGGCGCAAACACTCACAATTTTGGTTTGTCTTTTGGCGGTACAGCAACTATAAATAACATTCTTTACATGGGTTTGCTTAGCAGCATAACTGCAACATCTCCTCCAACCGGCAACACAATCACAAGTAATGTTACAATAAACAGCATGAGCAATCATAACGCAGTTTTCAACATTGCCACTGCCAGCCGTGTCCTTTCCTTTACGCTATCTGGAACAGTAAGCATTAACGCGGGCGGCACATTTATTCCTCAGTACACCTTAAGCGCAGCCCCTGGAGGTGCCTACACAACTGTTGCCGGTTCTTATTTCGCTATCTGGCCCATTGGTGCATCTGGTTCTGCTACTACCGTGGGACCCTGGGCGTAGGGTCGCTAAGATGACCGCATGATCGAAATCATCGCTGCGATTGCTGGAGCGTCGATCTCCGTCGCCGCCATGGGCGCGATGGGCTTCACCAAGCGCAACGACGAAGCCCGCGATGCCGTCATCCGTCTCACGGCTGCCGTGGAGCACATCGCCACGCAGCTCGAGGTCATGCACACCGACATCCGTGCCGATCGCAAGGAGACCTTTTCCCGGCTGAATGGGGTTGAGCAGCGGGTGGCTACGCTGGAAGCACGCCCACACTGACGTCGATGGATCGGATCGCTGAATACGTCGCTGTTGTCATCGCCGTCCATGGCGCCGCGGTGGCGATCGTCAACCTCACCCCCACTCCCAAGGACGACGAGGCCCTGGACCGCTACAGCAGGATGGCTGTCAAGTTCTATCGGGCCATCGAGATCCTGGCTGGTGTCATCACCCCGCTGGTGAAACGCTGAGACCATGGCCAACGCCGCACCGATCACGCTTGAGCAGCTGTTCCGCTTCAATCGCGGACTGCCGCACCAGCTAGCAGCAATCGCGCTGCTCGAGCAGGATCTGGCGGTCAACGGCTACGCCGCCGCAATGCGTCGCGATCGAGCATGGTTCAACACCTGGAGCCAGGACGGCAAGCAGGTGGACTTGGCGGCCGCTCTCAAGCTGATCAAGCAGTTTGAAGGCTTTCATCTCGAGGCCTACCCTAACCCGGCCAGCGGCGGCGACCCGTGGACCATCGGCGTTGGCACCACCCGCTACCAGGACGGGCGGCCGGTCAAGCGTGGCGACAAGATCAACGCGGTCGAGGCCGACATGCTGCTCCGGCAGGAAGTCGATCGGATCGCGGCCAAACTGCGCACCACCATCCCAGCCTGGTCAGAAATGGCCGACCATCAGCAGTGCGCGCTGATCAGCTTCGCCTACAACCTCGGCGATGGTTTCTATGGCGCCGAAGGGTTCGAGACGATCAGCAAGCGGCTGCGCGAGAAAGACTGGGCCAAGGTGCCCGACGCGCTGCTGCTCTATCGCAACCCCGGCACCAACGTCGAGGCCGGCCTGAAGCGCCGCAGGGAGGCCGAGGGCAGCCTGTGGAATCATGGCAAGGCACCGGCTCAACGCGAGCAGGCGCTGCCCTACAAGGTCAGCCCGGCGGATCCGTTCAGCACCAAGCTGTCGGCGCATTTCACCCTTGGCGAGTTTGCGCTAAGTAATCCGGCCCGGCGCTTTGTCGCGCAGCATCAGATCGACACCGCAGCCGAGCTGGCAGCATTCCTTGAGCGAGTGCGGTTGGCCTTCGGCGGCAAGCTCATCACGATCACCTCCGGCTACCGACCCGCAGCGATAAACAAGGCAGTTGGCGGCGCCAGCAGTTCTGAGCATCTCTACGATGCCCCGGGCGTCGGTGCGGTGGACTTCTACGTGGATGGCGTGGACATCTACAAGGTGCAGGACTGGTGCGATCGCGAGTGGCCCTACTCGCTCGGCTACGGCGCCCCGAAAGGCTTTGTTCATCTCGGTATCCGCCAAGGGCGGCCTAAGGTTCGCTGGGTCTACTGATCAGCTTGTGCCGCTGCCCGACTACGAGATCCACCACCTGTGCAGCAAGCACGCGATGGTGGTGCCATTTGATCCTGATCTGGTCAACCCGGCCAGCATCGACGTGCTGCTGGGTGATCGGCTGATGGTCGAGGTGGAGTACCGCCATGAGCTGGAGATCCTTGGCATCGCCCACTACACCAAGGCCGATCCCTACTGGCTGGCGCCGGGTGAGTTCTGCCTGGCGGAAACCCGCGAGATCTTTAACCTGCCGGACTTCATCGCGGCTCAGTTCGTGCTGAAGTCCAGCCGGGCACGGGAGGGCCTCGAGCACCTGCTGGCTGGCTTCTGCGATCCAGGGTGGCATGGCAGCCGACTGACGCTGGAGCTCACTAACGCTCGGCGGTATCACTCGATCGCGATCTGGCCTGGCATGAAGATCGGCCAGATGGTGTTCCAGAAGATGGATGGCATCCCGGCTCGCACCTATGCGGTGACAGGTCGCTACAACATGGATGAGGCCGTCACTGCAAGCAAGGGCTAACCAGTCCGGGTTTGGCGGTAGCGAATGACCTTAGCAGGTGCTTCGGCCGGATCATCCAACGGGATCATCCGGTAATTCTCGACGCCATTGGATTCGGCCCAGTGCTGCGCGGCGATGTGGGTCGGGAACGGGCCGACGTGCCACAGGCCGAGATCAAGGATGTAGGTCATTTGAGGGATGGGTTGCGTTCGGCAGCCGTCAGGCTGGGGTGGTCGCGGTCGTCGTCTTCATGATCATCCTTGTCCTCGGGGATGTCGTCGTATTCGGGGTCGAGCTTGCGCATCGGTCCGGTGCGGTTGATGTGTGAATCCTACACCACCCGCAGCGCACCCTCCCCGCTCAAGGCAGCCTGTTCACAATCTGTAACACTCCAGCCGATCAGGTCGCGTCCGTTACCGTTGGCCAAGCGGCGATCATCCCATGCAGGCTTTCCTGATCGAGATCACCGCAAAGGTCATCTACCGCTCCGACACCGAACCAGACGAGCTGCCGGCTGATCTCTACAGCCGCATCACAGAGCACATCGGCAACGACGACGACATCCTCGAGCTTTCAGTCGAGGCCTTGCCCCTGCCGCTCGATCTCGGTGGACAAAGCACACATTGACGGCACCCGCTTGGTCACCCGGCGATCAGCCCGTGATCAGATCCACCTCGCCTGGAACTATGAGTGTGCCTACTGCGGCGATCCGCTCGGTCGCAGCCCCACCCTCGATCACGTGGTCCCCAAGGTCTACGGCGGCCTGACCGTCCGCGAGAACCTGGTCAGCTGCTGCCTGATGTGCAATAGCCAGAAAGGTCACAAGCCATGGGTTGACTGGTATCGCGCGCAGCCGTTCTGGTCATCCCTTGGCGAGTGGGCAATCGTGCGCTGGATGGCAGGTGAGTCCTAGCGGTCGGGCACGAACAACTCACAGCGTGCCGCAAACCGGCCGCCGCTCTGCCGCGCTTCGGGGAAATCAAGACCGCATCCCTTGCGCGTTACCTCCCATTGAATGCAGTCCCAGCACATGCGCGGCGCATCATCCGGCCGGATCTTGGCACGTGCGATCTGGTAGATGGACTGCGCGCGCAGCATCGCATCCTGCAGCCGAATAGCGCCGGTGTCGGCCTCCACCTGGTGCTCAGCCTTCGGGCCAAGTATCACCCGGGCGCGCCAGGTACGGTCGGCCCGATCGCAGAAAAGAAGCAACCGGCCGCCGTACAGGCTGATCATTCAACCTCACCGAAACTTGGCGCGTGATAGATCCGCTTTAGGACCATGCAAGCCGGATCGGGGTTCTGAAGACCCGAGACGACATAGCTCGCCACCGGGTCCGTCCTATCGGCCGAAACGAACACGATCGAGGTGTCACGTTCCTTCACCACCAGCAGGCTGGTCCGCGGGCTGCGCACCAGCAGCGCAACCGCCAGCCGCTCCCAAAAGTTCAGACCTGCCAAGTGTGATCCGTTCATGGCCCCAGTTTGCCGAGCAACCGGGCGAGATACCACTGCGCCTTGGCCAGTGAATCCTCGCCCTTGTGCCGCTCGCGCCAGATGTACTTGATCGCGTTCCCCTTGCAGTAGCCGCGAAACTCCTCGGGCGTCAGTGCGGCCTCGATTGCGTCGATGCACTCGATCTCGCCTTGGCGGTAGTGCGGCGGCTGGTTGACCAAATCCATGTCAGATAACAGTGCGGGTCTGGTAGTTGGGATCCTCAGGATCAGGGCCAAAGCCGCTGGGGACTGCTGCGGGTGCCTCGGGCGCTACCTCGGCAGGTTTGACCTTGAGCCATTCGCGCAAGGCTTCACCCGTTGGTGTCTTGGCGGGCCATGCAATAAAACGCAGCAGCTCCTTGGTATCGGTGAACAGCATGGAGACGTGAGGCCGCCAAGCCATGTAGCTGGTGCCGTTCCAGCGATCGTGACGGCGCTCTACGCGCAGGCCGCCGGCGGTGAAAGTGTCAGCCATGCCCCTCCAGCTCGGCGGCGATGGCGGGGCGTCCCCAGCGGGCGAGGACGGCGCGGGCGGTCCTTCTGGCTTCGTCTTGCATCAGCGAGTTGCCACGCTCTACCCAGTCGCGGGTGTAGTGGTTGTCAGGAACGGCAAAACGCATTGAGGCGTGAATCAGTTTTGCCGCTTCTTCAATCGCCTCATCCGTTGGCCCCTGCGGCTCGGGCTGGGCCAGGGCGGCGGGGGAGAGATGTTTAGTCATTCACCCTCCAGCTCGGCGGCGATGGCGAGGAGTTGAGCACGTATGGCGTGATGCGCCGCGAACACACCTGCATCAGCGTCGGAGTCTCCTAGCGCTTTGTCCATCTGCACCTGATCAGCAACAGCTCGCAGGGCGGCGGCGGCAATCATCCCTTCGTCGTTGGGGGCCTCCTGTTCGGCAGACCAATAGGCAGACAAAGCTGCGTCCAGCACCGCCTGAGCAGCGGGTGATAGGTCAGTCATCAGTATTCAATCCCCACGCGAGCAATACCATCAAGCGGCACGCCAAGCCGATACGCGGCACCTGCTGACAGGTCGATGCTGTTGCAATCGCAGCGGTCCTTAATCGGCACTACCAGCGATCGACCGCGATGGGTGACACGGACCAGGGTTCCGCATGGCAAGAAAGGATGAGCTGCGCTGATGCCCCAGTGCTGGTAGGCGCGGCCCGTGCAGTAGTCGGGGCGGCCTGCATACCAGGGGTCGTACACCGTGGCCGTGACGGTCCTGGCCTGGGCCGGTGCGGCAAGCATGGCCAGCAGTAACAGAAGCTTCCTCATGCCCACTTTCCCAGCAGGTGGCGGCGGCAGGTGACGATCGCCTCATGCGCTTGCTTGGCGGTCATGACTGAGCCGGTGTCGTCGATGGCTGCGCAGACGTCGGCATGGAGCTGGTCGTAGTCGGTGTCCCGGAAATTGGGGCCGAGATCTTGGCAAAACTCTTGCCAAAGACCGGTGTAGGTCGAGCGCAGCGGGTGGCCCTGATGCAGATCAGCGCGGCCACTTTTGGCGTACAAGGCCTCAAGCATTTCGTGGCGGCGGTTGTCTAGTTGGAATTGCTTCATGGGTGATCTCGTAGTGCTTGGCGAATGTGGAGCAGTTCTTCACGGCGGGCTGCGACGTGCGCATTGCCAGGCAGCTGGCGCAGGTCATCCAGTCGGATGTCGATCAGCCGGCAAAGCCGCAACCGCTCGTCCTGCTGCCCAGCATGGAACATGCCGGAATCGCTGATCAGAGCTTCTAGCTTGGCGCGAATGTGGTCACTCATTACGCCACCTCCACTTCAGCGCCGGGCCAACGGGCCTGGGCATAGCGGATCGCGTGGCGCTTTGATTCCGCGTAAGTGATCCAGGTCATTGGCTGGGCGCCGGGCTTGGAAACCCGCACGCGGAACTCACGGGTTTGATTGCCAGATCGCGGTCGGCTCACGCCTTCACCATGCTGGCTGGTGGGCAGTTCTTCGCTCCACTGCCATGGGACCAGTGCTCCTGTCGTCTTAGTCATGGATGATCGGGTCAAATACGGTTTCGGGGTTGAGCCATTCCATCTCGGAGAACCACGGCTTCCAACCAGACTGCATGGCGATCAGCTTGGCCTCAGCCAGCGTGTGAGCCATGACGTACTCAATGACGCTGGCCGAACGGATTTGGAAGAAGAACTGGCGGAGTGTGGTCATGGCTTCAACTCCTGATGAGCAGCCGGGTGATTGTGATGCGCTTGTGCGGCTTGCTGTTTTACGTTGTCGTAGGCGAGGGCATAGACCGCCACCAGCAGGAACAAGGCGGCGGCGCGGTTGATCAATGGGTTGGTGATCATGATGCGAGCGCCTTCGAGACGCGGTAACGGGTGAGGTTGAGGCGACCAGCGATCTGACGCTGGCTGAGGCCGGTGCGGCGCAGGATGCGGACGCGGCGATCGTCGGAAGCGGTAAGCCAGTCGATGACGGCGATTAGGGCCAGCAGCGGCAGGAACAGCTTCCAGATCAGCAGGGCGGTGAAGGTGAGCATGGGATGAGTGGGTAAGGGGCAAGCCCCGAAGGGCTCAGGCGGCCCCGCCGACGACAAAGCTGCCGTTGGTGGTTCTGTAGATCATCGAGTGCAGGTCTTTGCGCTGGCGGCCGGTGCGAGCGCTGAAGCCTGTCCAGATGGTGCCATCAAAACCCTTGCGAACCAGCCAAGCGCGAAGGTTGGGATAAGCCTCTGTGTTCTCGGTGATCTCAAAAGTGCGACCTTTGATGGTGGCGGTCATGAGTGGTTGGCGGTGTGGGTGGGAGGCCTCGTCGGCCGTCCCCTAATTATCCCCCACCGCCTGTAGCGCATCAATCAGGCTGTTACAGTTCGTAATGTGGCAGCGGTGGCCGGCCCGGCGGCAGGCACGGCACAAAGCCAAGCTGCAGCGTCACCGGCACACGCAGCACCGGCTTGTTCTGGTGTTCCGAGGACCACCCGATCGAGTACCGGCTTACCTCCGCCTCCACCGTGAACCACTGATGGCCGCACTCCTCACAGACCCGCTTGCGCACCACTTGGTCCAGCACCCGGCTGTTGGTGATCGCCGCTCGATGGCGGCTGTGGCTGCACTTGGGGCACTGCATCAGAACAGATCGTCCTGAGACACGTCCACCACCTCCACCGCAGCAGCAGCTGGCGCGGCATCCTCGATCGCCTTCAGCGTCTTGAAGTCCGGCTCAATCGACAGCCCCAGATACTTCACCCCGCTCTGGCTGGTGTTGTTGTACCCCGTCACCCGCAACGGCACCTCGCCTTTGTCGTTTGGCGCTGCGTTCATGATGTAGCTGGCAAACGCCATCCGGTCCTCCTCCTTGATTCCGAACACCCCGTCAACCTCGGGATACTTCTTGCTCGCGTCATACCGGTCACCAAGCCGCTGCTGCAGCTTCTCGGCAGTGTTCTTGAAGATGGCGCCTTTGATCTTGAAGGTCATGGTTGTTCGTGGGTGATGGTGTTGGCCTTTTCGTAGTGCTCCACCTCGGCCAGGGGATAGAGCACGCGCCCTTCAATGCGCACATAAGCTGGCCCGGTTGATTGCCGTCGCCAGCGAATCAATGTCTGGCGATGAACCTGCCAACGCGCTGCCAGTTGCGCGTCGGTCAGAAACTCAGAAGATGTCGTCATCAGGCTCAGTAATCACCACGGGTTCGGTGATTTTGGCATTCAGATCATCCAAGCTGGGCGCCTCAGTCTTAACGGTCACCGGTTGGATGTCGATGGCCTCCTCCTGGGTCTGGAGGCCCAGCAGCAGATCACTGGCATAGAGGCGACCCCAGAAGGCAGCAGCCCGGTAGCGGATCATCAGATCGGGCATCGTTGCCCATTTGCTGCCGGTCTTGGTGGCCCAGCCTTCTTTCTTGGCCATTGCCATCGTGATCGTCGGTCCCTTCAGCTCCTGCTCACTGGCAAGGTCAGTGGCCACGGCATAGCAAGCCAGGCTGTCGCCAGTGCCGCTGATCTCGAATCGCAGTGGGCTATAGCGGCCGCATTTGTTCACCATCGCAATGATGAAGCTGCTGCTCCAGCTCGGGCGGCCATGGATCACATGCAGATGTTGCATCGCTAGGAACGGGCTGATGCCCATGCGGTTGGCGATCTCCAAGGCAACCAGGCAGTTGGCAAATCCCTGCTGCCCTTGGAACTGCGGCGGGATAAGCGTGCTGCTGGCCAGGGCCTTGGCGATCCGTTGGGCGTCCTCAAACGCTTGGATGCCGGAGAACACCGAGCCGCTTGACTGGGTGGTGATAGCAGTGGACTGAGTCATCAGTACATCTCGATTTCGATGGGTGGTTGTTGCTGGGTGCTGCCGGGCGTCATCCATGCCGGCAGGCTGATCGGTTCGATCTGGTTGCTGTAGCCGGGCCATGCGTCGGCCGCCTTGCAGGTGGCGAGCACCTCGAGGTCACGCGCCGCCGTCTGGGCACCCGCGGCGATCATCTCGGCATCAGCGGCATAGACGGCGCACGCGAATGGTGCCTTCTTTTCCACGCAGATGAAGATGAACTGCTCGGGTCTGGTCCCGGTGGCCTGCTCGAGGCCGTCGAGGTACCACGCTGCTTGGACGTGGTAGCGCCATTTCGCGATCGAGCGGGCAAACTCCCGCGGACTGGCATCCTCGGTGGTTTTGAGGTCAACCATCAGCAGGCCGTCATCGGTCAGCCAATCAGGTCGGCACTTGCACTGCAGGCCAGTCGCCGCATCAGTCCACATGTGCGTGGTCTCCGCCTTCCCGGGCAGGGCAAGCAGCATCGCAGCAGCAGGATGGCCGAAGACAGCGCGGCCCATGCGCATCACCAGATCGGCATCGGCCTTGGTGAGCACCGTGCGGCCCGTGGAGGCGGTGGTGAACACCTCCCATTCGGCCTTCCCGATCTTGGTGCGGCGGTCGATGCCCTCAGGTGCTGTGCAGTAGCGAGCATCCCATTGATCGAGCTCGAGCACATGGGTGTGGACGGCGGATCCGATCGCCATCGCAGCCGTGGGCTCAGTTGGCAACCGGTTCGGGTCTAGGTAGCGCGCCCAGAAATGCAGCGGGCTACGGGCGATCAGGTCAAGCCCTGACTTGCTAATCGCTGGGTGGGCGTGGTAGGCGTCGTTTTCCATGGCGGGTGGTAACCGCTATCATCCTATGGCATCGGCGCCCATCATGCAACTACGTCCCTACCAGCAGCAGGCCATCGCCGATCTGCGCCTCGCCTTCCGCTCCGGCGTTCGGGCGCCCCTGCTCGTCGCGCCCACCGGCATGGGCAAGACTGTCATCTTCAGCGCCATCACCCAAGCCGCCGCATCCCGGGGCCGCCATGTGCTGATCCTCGTCCACCGCCGTGAGCTAATCCGACAGGCCAGCGCCAAGCTGACTCAGGTCGGCGTCACGCACGGGATCATCGCCGTCGGGTTCGAGCCATCGGATCACCCTGTCCAGGTGGCCTCAGTCCAAACCCTGGCCAGGCGCCTCGAGCGGCAACACTGGCAGCCCGATCTGATCGTCATCGACGAGGCCCACCACGCCATCGCTGGCACCTGGAACAAGGTGATCAGCCATTGGCCGGACAGCTTCCTGCTCGGCGTTACCGCCACCCCAGTGCGCCTAGACGGCCGCGGCCTCGGTGCCATGTTCACCAAGTTGGTGCTCGGGCCATCCACTGCTGATCTCATGGCCGCCGGCTACCTGACGCCGGTCAAGATCTACGCGCCTCCCCAAGTAGCAGACCTGACCGGCATTCGCACCCGGGCTGGCGACTACGCCAACGACCAGGCCGCGGCCGTTATGACCAGGCCAACCGTCACGGGTGACGCCATCACCCACTACCAACGGATCGGAGCAGGCCAGCCCGCGATCGCCTTCTGCTGCAACGTCAACCACGCCACCTCCGTCTGCGATGCCTTCAATGCGGCAGGTATCAGCGCAGCCACCCTCTTGGGCAATACCACCGACCGCGATGCCCTAGTCGCACGCTTCGCAACAGGTGAGCTCCAGGTGCTCGTCACCGTTGACGTAGTGTCCGAGGGCTTCGACTGCCCGGGTGCTGCCGTTGCCATCCTGCTGCGCCCTACCCAGTCCGAGGGCCTCTACCTCCAGCAGGTTGGCCGTGTCCTCAGGCCAGCCCCGGGCAAAGCCGCGGCCATCGTGCTCGATCATGTCGGCAACGTCCACCGCCATGGCTTCCCGGACGATGTACGGCCATGGTCCCTTGACGACGCCCGGCAACGCACCAGCAAGAGCGGCCCGCCACCGCCGTGCGTTCGCACCTGTGAGGCCTGCTTTGCTGCATTTGCACCAGCGCCTCAGTGCCCGGTCTGCGGCACACCCAGCAAGCTCAGCACCCGTGAGCTCAAGCATCAAGCAGGTCAACTCGAGGAGCTGGCACGCGAGGCCGTCGCACGCAGCAGGCGCCGCGATCGGCGTCAGCAGGCCCAGGCTCGTACCCTGCAGGAGCTCATCCACATCGGCCAAGCGCGAGGCATGAAGAACCCCGTCGCATGGGCCAAGCATGTGCACTACGCCCGATCGCTGAAGCATGGCTAACGCCGAGACCACCCTCCAGCAGCAGATCCGCCTGGCCCTCGGCACCAACCCCGATGCCCGGGTGTTCCGCAACCAGGTCGGCTCCTTGCCCGATCCACGCACCGGCCGACTCGTCACCTTCGGCCTTGCCAAAGGTTCCGCTGACCTCATCGGCTGGCGCACCATCACGGTCACCCCCGACATGATCGGCACCCGCCTGGCCATCTTCACCAGCATCGAGGTCAAGACCACCACAGGCCGGGTCAGGCCCGAGCAGCAGGCATGGCTCGAGGCTGTCCAGCAGGCCGGCGGCATTGCTATCGTCGCTCGATCTGTGCCAGATGCGGAACTGGCACTTTCTCCAACCTGCCGACCTAGCCGGTAAGATCCCGAGGCCCACAAGGCCCCACCCATGACCACCCATCAGCTCATCACCGAGCTGGACAGACTCCCTGCTGCCTGGGCGCTAGTCGCCGTCGGCAACGACAAGCGCCCCTACCAGCCCGAGTGGCAGAAGAACCCACTCACCCGGGACCAGCTCAAGACCGAGATCCTCGCCGGCCGTGCCGTAGCGATCGGTGTCATCGCCGGTCCACAGTCCGGCGGCCTCCTATTCGTTGATCACGATGGCCTCGGCGCCTCCGAAGTCCTTGAACAGATCGGCGCACCACTGCGCGAGCTTCCGAAATCCTGGGCCGTCACCTCAGGCCGTGATGGTCGCCTCCAGATCATCTACCAAGTCCCCGAGCCGTTCTGGCCAACCATCAAGACCACCAAGCTCCGCAGCTCCGTCAAAGGCGAGCAGCTCGAGCTCCGATGGGCTGGTTGCCAGTCCGTTGTAGCCGGTGCACATCCGATCACCGGCGCCTATCGCTGGTTGAAAGGCCGATCACCTGCCGATCTGTCAGCAGCAGAGGCCCCATCCACACTGCTACAGCAGATGCAGCGCAAGCAACCCGATCCAGCTCCACTCCTTCGCATACCTGAAACCAACAGCACCCGCGCGCGCGACTTCCTAGATCGCATCCCCGCAGCAGATGCCGATGACTACGACACCTGGGTCAAGGTCGGCATGGCACTACACAGTGCCGGCGATGATTCCCTCCTCCAAGACTGGATCCGTTGGTCTGCCACCTCAGGCAAGTATGAGCCGGGCATATGCCAATCGAAGTGGAAGACATTCAACAGCACATCTGGCGGCGTCAGCGTCGGCACCCTTGCCCACCTAGCCGGCCATGAAAAAAGCCGCCCGGTCATCACCTCCGAGCGGCCTCTAAAAGCATCCCACCCACGGGAGCAAGAGCAGCTTACACCACGATCAGACAAGCTCCTAAAGCTCGAATCAAATGAACTTCTATCACTCCTTAGGCAACAACTAGCTGACCAACTCCGCTGGAACATCTTCACCCAGACCATTGAGCTTGACCAGAAGCCCATCAAGCACATCGACCACTTCTACCTTCAGCTGGCTCAGCAAGGCGTCAAGGTCACTAAGGAGCTGGCCGCTGATGCCGTCCACGTTGTAGCACTAGAGAACCCCCACGATCCCGTTCGCGAATACCTCGAGCACGTCGCTGACAATGTTCCACCCGTACCCATCGAGACCCTCGCTACCGCCTACCTCCGCCCAAGCGATCAACCCGGCAGCCTCTACGACGCCATGCTCAAGGCGACCCTGATCGCAGCAGTTCGCCGCATCTTTGAACCCGGCTGCAAGCATGACTCAGCCTGCGTACTCATGGGACCACAGGGTTGCGGTAAGTCCACCTTCTGGCGCAACCTCGGCGGCCTCTGGTTCAGCGATGCACTCCGCGACATCGGCAGCAAGGACGATCTCATGGTGCTCCACCGCTCATGGCTCATGGAGTGGGCCGAGCTCGATCACATCACCGGCCGCAAGCACGCCGGACAGGTCAAGGCCTTCCTCACCCAGCAGACCGACCTGTTCCGTGCGCCCTACCAGCGCACAACTGAGTCCTACCCCAGGCGGTCCATCATCGTCGGCAGTACCAACCGCGATACCGGTTTCTTGGTAGACGACACCGGCAACCGCCGCTTCTGGGTCATCCCCGTCACCGCAGCACCGCACATCCCCGTTGATGGCCTCCTCCTCGAGCGTGATGCCATCTGGAGCGCAGCGGTCGCCGCCTACCGCGCTGGCGAACCAAACCACCTCACCCGGGACCATGCCGAGCTGGTCGATCGCGAGAACGAAACCTACCTAGTGGACAGCCCATGGAAGTCCGCCATCCAGGAATGGATCACCCGCAACCTCGGCCGACCCATCACGAGTGAGCTGATTTTGACCGAGGCGATCGGCAAACCCGTGGAGCGCCAAGGTAGGTCGGACCAGATGCAGGTGGCCTCGATCCTCAGGGATCTGGGCTACGAAAAGAAGCGCGCATGGTTGGAAGGTCGGAACAAATGGGTGTTTGTCCTACCTTCTAGATGAGGTTGGCAGGGGCAGATCTCTTGCCCCGCAGTCCTTTTACTATCCTTACTAACCTACTAACCTTTTATTTATTTAGAGGAGAGGGAGGAGGGTGCAGGGGAAATAGCATCTATGTGCTGCCGGTCGGGAGGTAGGGAGGTTGACAGGTGATGGCCCGAGCGTGCGCCCTACCCTTGGCACATGGCAACCATCACCCTCGACATCAAGTCAGAGCTGCCCAAGGCCGTCAGGTGGACCGACACCATGACCAAGCAGCTGCCCTTTGCCATCAGCCAAGCCTTGAACAGCACCGCCTTCGATGCGCGCAAGTCAATCAATGCTTCAACGCGTCAATACTTCGACAACCCAACAAGATTCATCCAGAACGCTTACCTGGTCCAAAAGAGCACCAAGCGCACCCTCACCGCGATCGTCTTCCCTGAGGCCAAGCGCCAGCCATACCTGCTGCGCAACATCACCGGCGGCCGACGTGGCAGCAAGCCATTCGAGGCCAAACTGGTCAGCGCGTCTTCTGGGGCCATCCAGAGCGGCTCAAAGCTGGTTCCGGTTGGCATCAAGCGCAATGCCCAGGGCAACGTGTCTCTGGCGGCCCTGAAGCGGCTTACAGGGCAGATCGGACCGACTGGCCGCAACTCGGTCTTCATCGGCACTCCAAAGGGCGGCAACAGGCCACCAGGCGTCTATCAGCGCGTTGGCCAAAAGCTCAGGCCATTGTTCGTCAGCCTTCCATCTGCGACCTATCGCCCGATCTTCCCCGTGCAACAGATCGGCACCAAGGTGGCCGAGCGGCGGTTTGGTATATATCTGCGCAGCAGCTTAGAGAAGGCCTTGGCATCAGCGCGTTGATCCCCCCCCCTCCCCCGGTTTGTGGGTCCTCTCTGGCCAAAACCCTGCGGGTCATCGAAAACCGCACGCTTTCGCCAGCGTCAGCGCGCACTTTCCCTAAACCCTTGCGCCGCAATGAGTCTTAGTGAGTCTTGACTTAAGACACCCCGAGGACGTTTAGGGCGGTTTAGCATGAGTTTACGAAGCCTAGCCGTCGCTTAACTTGCTGGTCACATTCTCGGAGTTCGCAGCGATTAAGGGTTGCACGAAGGCGGCGGTTACTCATGCAACCAAGAGCCGGATCCTTGCGGCGGTGGTGGAGAAGGATGGCAAGCGTTGGCTGGATCGAGATCTGGCATTGGAGCTGTGGCGAAAGAACACGCTGAAGAACAACGCGGCGAAGGTGGATGAGCCGGATCCGGTGATGCCACGAGATGCGCGCGAGCTGCGGCAGCAGGTGGCTGGGTTGCCTGATGATGAGATCCCTGAGCTGAATGAAAGCCGCGCGCGGCGTGAGCATTACCAGGCAGAGCTGGCCAAGTTGGAGGTGGATTTGAAACGGAAGGAGCTGGTGCCTGCAGTGGATGTGGAGAAGGAAGCGTTCGCGCTTGGTCGTAGCGTGCGCGAGGCGCTGGCAAACCTGGCCGATCGGCTGAGCCATCAGCTGGCTGGTGAGACTGATCCAGCGCGGATCCATGCGGTGCTGACGGATGAGCACCGGGCGGCATTGGTGGAGTTGAGCAATGGCTAACCCTTGGCGCGCTGGATTCCTCGAGGGTCTGCGACCTGAGCAGCCGCTGACGGTGAGCGAATGGGCGGACAAACACAGGCGGCTGAGCAGCAAGGCAAGCGCGGAGCCGGGGCCATGGCGGACTGGTCGGACGCCGTACCTGCGGGAGCCGATGGATTGCCTGAGCAGCAACAGCCCGGTGCAACGGGTGGTGATGATGTTCGCGGCGCAGACGGGCAAGACGGAGGCCGGCAGCAACTGGCTGGGCTATGTGATCGACCACGCGCCGGGTCCGATGCTTTGCGTGCAGCCGACTGTGGAGATGGCGAAGCGATTGAGCAAGCAACGGCTCGAGAGCATGATCAACGACACGCCATGTTTGGCGGCGAAGATCGCGCCATCGAGGGCGAGAGATTCTGGCAACACAATGTTCAGCAAAGACTTCAGCGGCGGGATCATGTTGCTGACCGGCGCGAACAGTTCCACGGGGCTCAGGTCGGCGCCGTGCCGTTACCTGTTCGCTGATGAGGTGGACGCATATCCCAGCGACGTGAATGGTGAGGGCGACCCGGTTGCGCTGGCCGAGCGCAGGACGACGACGTTCGCCAGGCGAAAGATCCTGTTGACTAGCACGCCAACGGTGAAGGACTTCAGCCGGATTGAGGCGGAGTATCTGCGCAGCGATCAGCGGCGGTTCTATGTGCCGTGCCCTAGCTGCGGTGGGATGCAGTGGCTGCAATGGCCGCGGCTGAAGTGGGACGCGAAGCGGCCGAGTGATGTGCGGTATCAGTGCGAGCACTGCAGCGAGAGGTTTGAGGAGAACCACAAGCCGGCGATGCTGGCTGCTGGTGAGTGGCGTGCGACGGCACCGAGCGATGGGCGGACGGCTGGGTTCCACCTGTCGGGGCTTTACAGCCCGCTGGGATGGTGCAGTTGGGAGCAGTTGGTTGATGACTTCCTGAGGGCCAAGTCAGACGCGCCAGCGTTGAAGGCGTTCGTGAATACGAGGCTGGCCGAGACATGGGAGGAGGATTATGCCGCGGCCGTGAGCGCCGATGGATTGATGACGAAGCGACTGGCGTATGAGTCGGGCACATGCCCCGCTGGCGTGGTGCTGCTGACGTGCGGCGTGGACGTGCAGGACAACCGGCTGGCGGTAAGCGTGTGGGGCTGGGGTGAAGGCGAAACAGGCTGGCTGATTTGGCACCAGGAGCTGATGGGCGACCCGACCCAGACGGAGGTGTGGGGCCAGCTGGACCAGGTGCTGGTGACGGAGTGGGCAACGGCTGCAGGCAAGGCGCTGAAGGTGTCGCAGGTGGCGGTGGACAGCGGCGGCCACTGCACCCATGAGGTGTATCGGTACGTGCGCGATCGCGTGCGGCAGAACGTGGTGGCAATCAAGGGCAGCAGCAGACGCAACAGCCCGGCGGTGGGCAAGGGCAACAAGGTGGACGTGAGCTTCCAGGGTCGAGTGCTGAAGCGTGGCGTGACGCTGTATCAACTGGGAACTGACACGATCAAGACAACGCTGTTCGGCCGGCTGCGGCACAACGAAGCGGGCGGCGTGGGCACGCTTCATTTCGGCATGGCAGCAGATGAGGAGTACTTCAGGCAGCTAACCAGTGAGCGGCAGGCGTTGCGGTATCACCGTGGGTTTCCGATCCGTGAGTGGGTGAAGAAAGCAGGCGATCGCAATGAGGCGCTCGACTGCGTCGTCTATGCCTACGCGGCGATGCTGCTTTTCTCGCGACGGATGAACCGGGCAACAATGTGGCAGCAGCTGGCGGACCAGCTGGAGCATGGGAAGAAGAAGCCGCTAAGATCGAAACAGCAGACCCCAACCGGGGCCACTGGCTTTGTCAGCAACTGGTAGGCCGTGAACATCCCTAGCGAGATCCGGGCAGGCGACACGATCCAGTGGCGGGATGTCCCTGGTGCTGACAATTTGGGCAATGCGATCAGCAGTTCTGACTATGTGCTGACGTACTACCTGCGGACCAATACGGCAACCGCAGGCTCGACGGTGGTCGGCACTGCCTACGGGACCGGGTGGGAGTTCACGATTGCCGCGGGCACGAGCACGGGGTTCGATGCTGGGACATGGTTCTGGCAGGCAGTCGCGACCAAGACTGGCAGCACAGTGACGATGGGCTCGGGTCAGCTGACGGTGCTGCCGAGCCTGAGCTATAGCGGCACACCTGGCGCGGTTGATGGCCGGTCGCAGGCACAGCAGGACCTTGACGCGGTGCAGGCAGCGATCCGCGCGATCGTGGCGGGTGGTGTTGCGAAGGAGTACACGATCGGCAACCGCAGCCTCAAGAAGTACGACATGGCGGATTTGCTGCAGCTCGAGGGTAAGCTCAAGGCTGAGGTGAAGCGTGAGCAGATGGCGGACCTGATCGCCAATGGGCTCGGCAACCCCCACAACCTGTTCGTGAGGTTCTGATGGGATTGCGCACGCAACTATTCCGGGCGATGGGGTTTGAGCCATTGCGGCCCAAGCGTCGGGCGTATCAGGGCGCACGGGTGAGCCGGCTTACGGCGGACTGGGTGACGAGTGGCACCAGCGCCGACAGCGAGATCAAGTCCAGCTTTAAGTCACTGCGCAACCGTGCGCGGCAACTGGTGCGGGACAATGACTACGCCAGGCAGGCAGTGCGCGCGATCCAGAACAACGTGATCGGGCACGGCATCCGGCATCAAGGTCAGGTGAAGATGCTGCGCGGTGGGCGTCTGGATGAAGTGATCAATGGCCAGATCCATGAGCAATGGGAGCGGTGGATGCATAAGAGCCGCTGTGATGTGAGCGGGATGCTGGGCTTCCACGACATCGAGCGGCTACTGGCGCGCAGCATGGCGGAGTCTGGTGAGGTTTTTGTTCGGATGATCCGCAGGCCGTTCGGTGATTCGCAGGTGCCGTTTGCGCTGCAGATCCTGGAGGCGGATTATCTGATCGACGACGACGTGCCGCAGGCGGCGGACGGCAACACGGTTCGGATGGGCATCGAGGTGGATGCCTACCTACGGCCGCAGGCCTACCACTTCTATGCCAACCATCCGGGAGACACCTATGCGGGCAACCCGCGGACCAATGGCCGGCGAATCCGGGTTCCTGCTGATGAGGTGATCCATCTGTTCCTGCCTGAGCGGCCGGGCCAGACCAGGGGCGTGACGTGGTTCGCATCGGCATTGATGCGGCTTCACATGCTGCAGGGCTATGAGGAGGCCGAGGTGGTACGGGCGCGGGCGAGCAGCGCGCTGATGGGGTTCATCCAATCGCCGGAGGGCGAGCTGGTTGGTGATGAGATCTACGAAGGCGAGCGCGTGAGTGAGTTCACGCCAGGCGTCTTCAAGTATCTGGCGCCAGGCGAGAGCGTGACGGTGCCGGATCTGAACTCACCCGATGGCCAGCTTGAGCCGTTCACGCGGTCGATGCTGCGTGCCGTGGCGGCTGGCGTGGGCGTGAGCTTCGAGAGCATCAGCAAGAACTTCAGCGAGAGCAACTACAGCAGCAGCCGGCTGAGCCTGCTCGAGGAGCGCGACACCTATCGGGTGTTGCAGCGTTACATGATCGAGAACTTCCACCAGCCGGTGTTTGAGGCATGGCTCGAGATGGCGGTGCTCGGCGGTGCGCTAAGGTTGCCGGGCTATGAGACCAACCCTGACCGCTACCGGGCCAGCAAGTGGGTGCCAAGGAGCTGGGAGTGGGTGGATCCGCAGCGCGAGGTGGATGCCTACAAGGCGGCCGTGAGGTGTGGCTTCAAGACGTTGGCCCAGGTGATCAGCGAGCAGGGCGGCGATCTGGATGACGTGCTCGCACAGCGTCAGTCAGAACTGGCCAAGCTCGATGAGATGGACATCGTGCTCGACACCGACCCGAGTGAGGTGAACGGTAGCGGCGCGTCACAGGCATTCATGCAAATGGGCGCCGAGCCTGCGTTTGAAGATACCGAATCGCCAATGGAGGAAGAGGAATACGAAGAGCTGTCGGTGCTCGAGGATCCACTGGAGGATCCAGAGGATTGATGGCCAACGTCAACGGCACCGAGATCGACCTGATGCCTACCGATGGGATGCGCACGGAGGCGGAGCGCTACCGCGAATGGAAGGCTGATGGCGAGTCGGGTGGCACCGAGGTGGCAGCGACCCGGGCGAGCCAGATCCTGTCGGGTGATGAGCTGTCACCCGAGACCGTGATCACGATGGCGGCGTGGTTTGCGCGGCATGAGGTGGACAAGCAGGGCGAAGGCTTCAGCCCTGACGAGGATGGCTACCCATCGCCGGGCCGTGTGGCATGGGCGGCATGGGGTGGCGATGCTGGCCAGAGCTGGTCTAATGGCAAAGCGGATAGAATCAAGGCACTACAAGACAGAAGCGCTATGGAGATGGAGCGCCCCTATCCGAATGAGCACGCTGCAAGACTGACGGATCCCGATCAGTACGATTCGCTTCGCCGCGAAAATGGTGCCGGCGGTCCGGGCATTGACTT